GGGGTCTTTTTGAAGGGAACCGGTCTGTACGTCCATTGAGTCAAGGACTGTAGGAACCGGTTGAGAAGCCGTAGATGAAGGTGCTGATTCCGATAATATAGAAGCGCCTGAAAGGGCCTTAGAAAGATTAGCCGTTGACTGGTTAACGTTACGAGTAACAGATGAACGTAATGCATTAACAGCAACTGTTCCACCGAGGGTTAGCGAGACTGTCCAAAGACGAGATAACGATGTTAGTACAACAGAGTATGACATAGTGAGATTCCGTGTTCCATCCTTCACACGTTTATCAGACGTGAAAAGGTGGATGAGCGTGGTTAGCATTTTGGCGAAGAGAGCACGGTTCTCGCCGGGACGACGAGAAGAGCTGTCAAGCCAAATAGAGGACATAGCTGTCCTGAAGGTATCAAGCAATCCTAGCCGTGCTCTGTTAACCATGGCCTCGTCGTGCGAGTTAAGTTGGTGTAAAAGCTCAGAAATACGGTTAGCCTCGGCACGTGATGCAGTCACGATAGGATGGTTAGGAGTGATAGTACCACAGTTACCAAGGATCTCGGTCAGCTTGTTAAGCTGGGCTGGGTCAAGGCCTCTAGCCAACCAGTCATCCCTAACGTACTGAGGGATGGCCGTTGGGTTCGCGTTAGACGCTGCGATAATAGAGATAGAATCCGAGATAGTGACTGTGGCCCGTAAGAGAGAGTCGAGTCTCTTAAGAGCCTCAGAAGCGGTGATGTAAGTGAATAGTTCGATAATGTTGTTACCGGTAAGGTTAGGGAAAGCAGGTATCCACTTCTCGAAAGAAGCGAAAGGAGAGTTCGGTTTAAACTGCTGAGTTAAACCGGTAATAGAAATAGGCGCACAGTTAAGGCGCACAAGTGAAGTAAGGTGGTCAACTGACAGAATACCCGACATGAAAGCCCAGAACTGAGTCTCAGTAGGATTCCATCCCCTAAGGACGAGATCATTCTGAAGATCAGGACCAAGTCTACCGTCACGAATAGTGTTAACAAGAAGTTTAGGATTGAATCGAGATATCTCGACTCCCTCCATGAAGATCCTCTTACAGATCTCCGCCATGGGTTTACCGCCAGGGATCGGTGTTATTGACTTAGTTAAGTTAATAGGCACACCAAGTGCGGACATAAGTATCTGGTACTGAGAAGCGACCTTAAGTCCGAGCATTGCTGAGTCATCACCAAGGACTGCCCAGGTAGTGTAATCCCTGATACCAGCTCGATTGGCTGCGATTATGATAAGGACGTGATGAGTAAGAGCAAGCATAGGAAAAGAAGATCGAGCTCCCATTGGCTGACCAGTACCGTACTGGATATAGTTACCGTTACAGTCAAGGAATTTACGGCCGACTAGGACGTTAGCCCAGGCAAGTGAAAGTGACTTAGATCCGAAAAGGTAGGTTAGGATACGTTGTTGTAATGAAATAGGTAGTCTGTCGGTTGCCGCGGTTAAATCAAAGCAGAAAACGTCATTGTCCTTCCCTGCTGTCCAGAGACGAACCGTGTTAGCTAAAGCGTGCTGATCGAATGTACCGTCCTGAGGTAATACACGTAGGAAAGAGTTGATAGTGTTGTGAAGAGGTGACATTGCAACCTGAGTCCAGTAATCGAGTTGTGCGACGATACGGGCCTTCCCACCCCACTCCTCAATATAGGCTAACTTGCCTAGAAGAGGGCTAAGGTTAGGGATGACCTCCGCAGCGGCTGAACGTATGCATCCTACCAGGTCACGTAGGATACGAGTTAACTTACTCTCCTCAAGGAAAGTACGTAACTGAGCAAGAATAGAAGGGTTATCGCGCCAAGCTCTGGCGTCAAGGTGGGCCGTCCAAGTTGAGTCGCCATTCGGTCCACGGCTAGAAATAACCTCGTACTCGAAGTTATGAACATGTTCAGCATAACGCGCCTTGAACGCGTCACGTGACATACCAAGATAGTTAAGCGCCGTCTCGATCTCAGCGTCGGTAGGAAGGTTCTCCTTACCGAGAGATGGTCCATTAGTAATCGTCTCATGAGACGGTTTAGCCGGTACAACAATGATACGGTCGATACTAAGTAAAGAAAAGATAAGCTGCTGAGCTGGTAGAATGCCGTCAGGGTTAGCTGTGTCGGCGATGTCGGTGAAGAAAGAATGGATACCCTCTAAGATGACTGGACAAGAGTTAACATCATCCCATCGATCCCAGGCGAGCCCAGGGTTGACGGAATCGCCACCTCGGATGAAGTCTAAATACCAACGGCGGACGAGCTTAAGCTCAGTGATAGTACCGCGTGCGTCGGCGTCGAAGATGACAAGAACTCTGTTGTATAACATACCCATGAAAGAAAGTAAACGTTGTTGATATGTAGGAGCTAGAACACTGTTCAGATGCATAAGTGCAGCAAACAGAGAAGCGATATTAGATCGGGTAACCCGTCTAACCTCGTTAGGAGTAAAGAAATTAAATGTTGACATGACAACAAGTATAGTTTGGTAAGTTGATTTAGGAGGTATATTATACAACATCTTTGGGGTCACTTATGGGGCAATTTTTAAGCAATATCACTGGTCGATACTTTCTTGACCAGCGCACTCAGCGAGATACATGAGTCGTAGGGTCCTTCTACCCCGAAGATGAATAAGGTCTCAAAGGCCTCGTACCCGTGCTTCCTTCGTGTATGTATTGCGACAAGAGGTCTACCTTAGATCCCCCATGAAGGGATTAGGGAGTCGGTGGAACGCCGCATCCTTATACCCGCTACCTATAAGAATGCCATAATATGTTTGAAGGCATAGAAACAAAGAATTTACGAACCGTCACAAGAGAAGGAACCACTACAGTTTGACCGGTGACTAGTCGGGATGATACCATAGTGGGGAGCGCTTAAAGAAAGGAACCTATTTGTTTGCCTCTCGTTTTATCTACCGGCGTAAGGAACCTTTGGAAGCCACCTGCTAGTCAAGC